CAAATACTGTTTTAATAGGTTTAGTTAATTTAATTTGCCCCATTACTTGTTGTGTTTGAGGGTTTTTCTTTTCATAAACCATATTTTCAAAATTTACCTTAGAAAAATCAGAAGATACTAAATTTAAATCCATTCTATTCATTCCCTCAACCCACTCAGGTTTACAAGCTGTTGCTTCAATACCAGCTGTTAAACCAATATTATATTTTCCAACAGGTTGGAATTCATTAGGAATAGTTATTTGCATCCATATATCAGGTTTTTGTTGTTGCCAATTAGGTTTAGCTAAGTGTCCTAATAAAAAATTCCATTCTGGATTTTGGTTACAAAAACCCCAAGATGTTTCTCCCCATCTTTGAGATAATAATTCAACTTTATATTTATCTAAATCAATAATAGCTTTAACTATATCTCTTGCTCTTGCTCCATATCCTGAGTAAGTGTCAAATGGACATGATATTACAAATCTTGGTTTGCTCATTAATATATTATTTTATGGTTTAAAAATTTTCCTTTATACTCATTGGCATTTACTATTTCATATTTTTCTTTACCTTTAAAAATAGTAAATAATTCATCTACAGCATTAATAACTCTTTGTGCTTGATGTTTTGAAGTAAATCCTGCTTCATCTCCTACAGCCCAATCTCTACCTAATTTACCTCTTCTTTTTAATTCCTTTCTACCTAACTTATACACTTCTTTTATCCTTTCAGCTGCATCCTCCCAAGTGCATCTATCATCAAAGATGTAAGGTGTTGGAGGAGAACCTTGGATTGATCTACTAGTAGGGTAAACAGGAAATGCCCATTCTCCATGTTTTTTAAAAGTACCTCTATGATTTGAAGGTATATCTTTACAAGGTGTAAACCAATTGCCTTCATTATCAATAAATCTCATTTGATCCTGCATACCACCTGTAACATTAGCTATTATAGGGGTACCAGCTAAAATGGATTCAGTATTAGCTAACCCCCAACCTTCATTAGAAGTTAATAATATAGTACAATCAGCCATATTATAGAAGAAATTCAGTTGTTTTTCTGTTAACTTTTGATCTATCAAATATATTTGATCATGATACTTTTCACCTAACAAATATTCTATTACTTGAGGTAAATCAGTTCCAGGGTCTGTTACTTTTTCTGTTTTAAGAATAAAAGCACACTTTTTAGCTTTATCTTCAGGTAATGAATCTAAAAATGCTCTAAATGCTAATAAAGTATCAGGAATTTGTTTTCTCCTAATGTTCCTTGAATTAAAATAAAGTGTAAAATCATATTCTTTACCTTTAAATACAGCATTTTTAAATTCTTGTAATTCGATATCTGAATCATCTATAGGTTTGTATGCATTAATATCTTTACCATGAGGAACATATTTAAATAGTCTTCTAGAATTATCACATTCTTCTAAAACTAATTTATTAATATTAACCGTTTGTTTTGATATACCCATTAATAAATCACAAGCTTCATAATAAGGTTTATTATACATTGGAGCTGGGTAATCATCCCAAATGTTTAGATATATTATTGGGATATTCTTCCTAATTTCCTGTTCCATATTCCAAATATGCATAAAGTATCTAGGATCAGTAAATAAAAACATAGCATCCGGTTTTTCTATCTGTAATATTTGTCTAATAGTATTGGGATCACCATAACCATTAGTAGGATAAAGCATAACAGAAGCATCACTTATTCCAGCCATTTTATTAGTATCAGCACTAATATCTAATTTTTTTCCTACCTCTGGATGTTTAATCGCTCCAGCCATTTGAACCCAATTAAAATGTTGAGCAGTATGTATTACTATTTCCTTAGCTACTGTAGCCACACCAGAGTGAACTCTAATGTCATCACATATTAAAAGTATTTTTTTTCTTTTACTAGGTGGTAAATATTTAAATTGTTCTTTGTTCATTGATTATAATTCGAGGTTTGTTTGATTGGTTATTTGTTTACGAAAATCATCATCTGTAAGATACAAAAACAAAGCACGGTCTGCAAGTTTTTGAAATGAAAATTTTCTTTTTACACATTCAATCTTAAAATTCTCGAATAAATCGCTTTTAACTTTGACACTAGTTAGTGTCATTGGTTTTTTATTTGTCATAATCTTAATTTATTAAAACGTTTATTATACATATATAAGTATTTATAAAAGTCGCTCTTTTATTCACAGTACCCACAAGTACAGGGGTAATTTTGTTCCTTAATTTTTCCTTGGGAATTAAACACGTGAGACATAAAATCATTTACGTATTTGTTAGCCCTATTTAACTTTATTTTACCACTTGGGGGTGAAAATTCTTGTATCCTTGTTTGTGCCCAGTCACAATTTTCATATAATTTTCTTTTAACTATAAAAAATTTAATATCTATTTTATCTAGAGGTATATTATATAATTCAGAAAAATATTTTTTATATAAAATAAGTTGAAATTGCTTATCTTCATTTTTTTTCATTTTATCATGCCATCCTCTAGTACTTGTTTTAATATCAATTATTGTAAAAGTATCACTGCGTTCATGATATAAAACAACATCTAACATTCCTTTAAACAGTAAATTATTTAACATTTTATTAGGGGTATTAATAATAGGCAATTCAATACCTACTAGATAAGTACCTCTTTTTGAGAAATAACCACCTACCTTTTTCTTAAAAAACCTTAGTATTTCAACTCCATCTTCAAAAAATTCCCTCATTTCAACTGCATCCGAAAAATGAACTTCATTATTTTGTTTGTATTGTTTTTGATAAGACTCAATAAATACCTCTTGAAACCTGTCTATTAATTCTAATCTATTAGCAGCTGCCTTAGATTGTTCATAAAATACAGTTAAATATTCCTGAATTACCTCATGAATGGCAATACCAAAAACTAAATATATAGAAACATCTCTTTGACTAATCTTATCCTTATAATGCAATGCCCATTTTCTTTGACATTGTTTGAACATAGATATCTGAGAATATGATATATTCTTTTGGTATGAGTAATCAATCTCATGGGGTGGATTCTTTTGAATCTCCCTAACTATTTTAGGTAATTTTTTAGCCAAAATTTATTTTTTCCATTTATTACGCCCAACTAACATCCCAATTATTCCATAATTAGCAATGTCAATAAACGTATCTTCCATACCTTCTCCTTTAACATAATTTCTATTATGTACTAGAAGGTTTTTTAATCTTGAAATTTTATCAGTAAGTCTGATAGCTAAGCCAGTTAATGAAAATTTTTTATCATCACTACTATTTAAGATATCACCTCCAAGGGCTATATTATTTAAACCATAATCCATATGTTTGGCAGCAAACATTTCATACATTTCCATCCCAATTCTTTTATATTCTTCAGCTAACTCAGGATATTCAGTTTCAAATATTTCAACTACTCCTAAACCATCAATCGTAGTTTCTTTCTTTTCATCAGTCATTAATTCATATGCTTTTTTACTATCCATTTACTTGTGATTTAACATTAAAATATTTTTCTAATATTTCTAATCTTTCATCTGCTGATGCTAATAATTTTAGAGCTTCATTACAGTTATCCCAATAGTCTTTAGTTGAATGATCACCAATACCTGCTGGGTGGTTAGTTAATAATTTAACACTTGCTAATGCTTTAGCTTTGTCAGCCTCAGCTTCTTTTTTTAAAAATTCGTATACTTCTTTATTCATAATTTTAATTTAACGGTTATCTATATATACTATTACTTCAGTGTAATAATTTAAAAAATCTTCAGTAAATATATACTCATTAGATATTTCAAACATATCAGTAGAATACAATTTTACTTTAGGAAACAATCTAAGATATGTATCTCTAAAAATTCTAAATTCTTCCTTATGATCTTTTAAATGCCATTCACCTACTATTTTTCTAACGTTTTCTTTTATCCACCAAAAATTGTTATCATTAAAAATATTATATTCTCCACCTTCACAATCAGTTTTTAAAAAATCAATTTTATCTACATTAGCATTTTTAACAATATCCATAAAGGTTAAAGTTGGAAAAGTACCCGTGTTTTCTTTTATTTCACCCTCCTTTATGTCATAAGCCTTTAAAACTTCTTTTCCACTAGTACTACCTACACCAACTTTAAAAATTTCACAATCTAATTTAGTTGTTTGACAATTATCTACAAGAGTGGATATTAAAGTAGTACTAGGTTCTATACAAATTACTTTTGATGGGTTTTGATTTTTAATTTGGAATACAAAAGGACCTATACTTGCTCCAAAATCAAATACAATATCTCCCTCCTCTACTTCAAAATCAATTTGGTATTGTCCATTTTTATAGGTTGTATATTCCTTTATAATTACATCTTTAAACCAACCACTACTAGCACCCCATTTAAAACCCTTAAATAAATTATTGTTTTCTTTCATTTTAATAATTTACTAATTTCTTTATTGTCATACCCCATACTGGTTAATATACTAAGAATAATATCATCTTCCAAAATATTTAAATAATCCTTCACTTCAGATTTTGAACACTCCCAATGGTTAGATAGAGATAATAATAACTCATTATTATGTTGCTTAACATTAGACTTAATATATTTATTCCATTTTGTGTTTTTTGGTATAAATTCTTTATAAATACTATAAATTGCTCTTTTTTCCTGTGGAGGATATTCTTGTACATAATTGGCTACTTCAATAAAATCTGGGTTCATAGAAATAAATCTATGTATCATATAACTATTCCATACCTCCCAATCTTTATCTGTAAAATTTTCGACTGGTGATTTAATATAATTGATTTGTTTAAGCCAATCAAATATATTCTTCATTAGGCAATTTCTTCCTCTAGTTCCTCTCTTAAATCAGCAGGAACTGATCCTTTTAATATCTTGCCTGTTTTAGGATCAAAAAATACTGGTATTGGTAATAAGGCATCTTCGTCTGTTCCAGTAATAAATTTAGATACTGTTCTTAAAATTACACCTTGTTGAAATACACTTCCACCTTTTGAATTTTTAATACCAGTAGTATTTTTTAAATCAATAGGAGGACCTGCTGGGTTTTGAATTGGTTGTTCCATAATTATTTATTATTTATTAAATTTTGAATTAAACTCATTGTATTTATTTCCTTATCTATTCGGAAATTTGCTTTATATTGATGGTCATTAACTAAAATAGCTACTGTACCTTCCTTACCAGGCAAATAAATGCTTGCATTTTCGAATAACGATTTGAATAATTCTTCAAAGTCATCAACATTAGCATTTGCAATTATTTGTCTAATTTCTTTAAATTTAGGTTGTGGATCCTTTAATTTATTTATTACTTCATCTATATAATTAGATGATACTAGTACTGATTGGTCTAATTTTAATGTATTATTTTGTGTAGATAACTGTATAGTATTAATACATTTACGTAAATCCGGATAATATTGATTAACTAAAGGTACCAGATCATTTACCTCGTGTGTAATTGATTCTTCATTACAAATCCAAGATAAGTGTTTAGCAACATCTTTTTTAGTAGGGGGTACAATTTTAAGTACTTGACACCTAGACTGTAAAGGATCAATAATACGTTCTACATAATTACAAGTTAAAATAAAACGAGTAGTACGTGAAAATGTTTCTATTATGTTTCGGAGCGATGCTTGCGCTTGAATCGTGAGAAAATCCGCCTCGTCCAAGATAACAACCTTGATGGACTTAAATGATGCAACAGATGCGAAACCAGAGACTTTATCCCTAATAGTTTCGATCCCACGCTCGTCAGAAGCGTTAATATAAATGTGATCACAATCTAAATTTTTAACAATTAATTTGGCTAAAGTAGTTTTACCAGTACCAGCTGGTCCGTAAAATATTAAATTTTGTATGTCATTCTGTTCTAAATAACTGGATATCGATTTTTTGATATTTTCATTACCAACATAATTCTCTAGTTTAATAGGTCTATACTTTTCTACTAATAAACTATTCTCCGAATTCGCCATATATTGAATATTTTTTTTCTGGTTCTGGTATCACTTCTGTTTCTTTTGAATCAATAGCATATAAATTACTTTTAAGAGGTTCCAATCTGTAATGACCTTTAAATCCGGTTTTAATCATATAAGCTTCTAATGTATCAGTTAATGATTTATGAACAGGTCCATCTGGTTCATTTGCAACTAATCTCCACTTATCTCCAGGTGGAACTCTACGAGCAATTAATATGTTTTTTTCTTCAATTTTTGTCGCCATAATATACGAAATTATTTTACATCATCCCCATCATTGATGGATCCATTTGTGGTTGATTTTTATTATTGTCTTCTTCTAATTCATTTACTACAGTACATTCTGTTAATAAAACTGTACCAGCAACTGATGCTGCGTTTTCTAGTGCTAATCTAACTACTTTAGTTGGATCAATAATACCAGCTTTTTTCATATCAGTTATCTTATTAGTTTTTATATTATAACCCGCCCAAGCATCATCACCAGAATTGATTAATTGATCAGCTAATATCTGTCCTTTAACTTCATCATAACCAGCATTTACTAGAATTTGATTAAATGGTTTTGCACAAGTTGCCTTTACAATTTGCGCCCCAGTTGTTTTTGCTTCTATACCAGAAGAGGCATATAGTAAAGCTGTTCCACCTCCAGGTACAATACCTTCTTCAATTGCAGCTTTAGTGGCATGAAGAGCATCATCAACTCTATCTTTCTTTTCCTTCATTTCAGTTTCAGTATTTCCTCCTACATGAATAATAGCTACTCCACCTACAAATTTAGCTAATCTTTCTTGTAATTTTTCTACTTCAAATGGAGTTTCTGCTTTATCTATTTGGTTTTGAAGTTCTTCTATTCTCTTTTCAATAACTTCAACTTCACCTTTTCCATCTACTATAGTTGTTTTTTCCTTTTCTACAGTAATAGTTCTAGCTTCTCCAAACCAATCCCAACTGAACTTATCAAGCTTCATTCCTTTTTGCTTATCAAATACTTTACCACCAGTTGTAATAGCTATATCCTCTAAAACTAATTTTCTTCTATCACCAAAATCAGGGGCTTTAACGGCACATACTTTCATTGTACCTCTCATTTTATTAACAATAAGAGTAGCAAGTGCTTCATTATCAATATCTTCAGCAATAATTAATAACGATCTTGCTTGTGCTGATACAGCTTCTAAAACAGGTAATAATTCTTTAACCTGAGTTAGTTTTTGGTCAGCAATAAGAACGAGGGGATTTTCTAAAGTAGAAGTCATATTACTATTATTAGTAACAAAATATGGTGATTTATACCCTCTCTCAAACTGTAACCCTTCAACAGTCTCTAAATACGTTTCACCTGTACGAGATTCTTCTATATGAACAACCCCCTCCATTCCGACTTTGTCTATTGCTGTTGCAATCAATTTACCAACCTCTTTGTCATTGTTTGAGGAAATTGTTGCAATTTGTTCTAGTTGTTTTTCACCTGAAATATCTTCAGATATTTGTTTTTTTAGATTTTTCACTACCTCACTTACAGTTGCATCTATATCTCTTTTAATTTGAACTGCATTTTCATTATTATTCAAAGCATTTAATCCTGCTTTTATCATATTACTTGCTAATAATGTAGAAGTAGTAGTACCATCACCAGCTTTTTCAGCTGTTTTAATAGCAGCTTGTTTAACTAATTGTACTCCTAGTTCCTGGTTAGGATCTTTTAATGTTATAGATTTAGCCACTGTTACTCCATCTTTAGTTGATTGAGGAACTCCTTGATCATTTGCTATAACAACATTTCTACCATTAGGTCCTAAAGTTGATACTACAGCATTTGCTAGTGTATCAATACCTTTTACTAAATTTTTTCTGGCTGATGAGCCAAATTCTACTTTTTTATTCATTAGATATGTTATTTATTTGTTCAAATTCTTCTTTAGTTACTTCTGTCTCTGCTATTACTTCTTCAATAGCTGTTTTACTATTAACTTTAGCTAGTACCTGGTTTTCAGGTCCAACATAGTATTCTTCTCCATCATAAGGTAATTTAGTAAAGCCCATAGTTGGTAGTACTACTTTATCTCCTACTTTTAAAACTGTAGGGATAAATTCTCCACTAATAGTAGGTTTACCAGGTCCAACTGCTACAACCTCACCAAATTCATTTTTTTCTTTACCTAAATCAGGTACAATAATATTTCCGTAAGTAGTCTCTTCTGACTCAAACGGTTTAACGATAACTGCGTCAAATAGTGCTTCTAATTCCATCTGTGTATTCTTTTATGTTATTTCTTATATTTTTAAATTGTGTTAAAAATTCATTTAAATCTAATTTCTTTTTAATGTGTAATTGTTCATCACTAATCCACCTTAATGCTTGATCAAATCTAGCATGGTAAGAAATTGATTTTGAATAAGTTTTACTTTTACCCTTAGACCTAAAATGGTCTTTATCGGATTCAACTTTTACATTAACAGTATAACAATGATCATCCTTAGTAATAAAATAAGGATCTAAAATAGGATCTGTAATTGTTGTTATTGATTTTGCTTTTCTAGCCATATAACTTTTTTATTTGTTGTACCATCAATATACGTAAAAAACATTGCTAGGACACGTTTTTTTTGTAAAACTATTACTTAATTTTAATAGACTTTGGTTTAGCCTCTTCAGCTAATGGTATAAAAATTTCTAATAAACCATTTGCTAAAGTAGCATCAATATTACCTAAATCAAATTTAGGAGCTATTTTATACCTTAAATCAAATGATTTTTTAGATAAACCATTATGAATAATTCCTGGATGGAGTTCTTCTTTTTCTGGTTTACTATAACTTATTTTTAAAATATCCCCTTCAATATCTAAGACTACGTCTTTTTTAGTAAGACCAGTACAAGCTACTTCAAAATGAAGTCCTGTATCGTCAAAGAAAATATTAAGTGGATGTGGTTGTTTGAAATTTCCAACAGGTTGAAATGTGCTGTCAGATTTAAAGTGATTCCTAAAAAGGATGTCGAAAGGACTTATATGCCTTTCAA